CGTTCCTTTTCTAACCCACAAAACACCTCGATCGCCCACGATCAGGCTGGATCGCTTTGAATAGTTTTGAAAAAGATTTAATAAGTTCTATTCAGGCTCAATCAGAATTAGGAGGTGTGAAAACACCGCGTATTCACTCTCCTTTGAATGATTTGCCGTCTAAAGGTCAAGAAATGATCGACTTTGCAGCTGAGATTGGTATCCCATTAATGGATTGGCAAAAGTTTGTGGCTATTCATGGCCATAAGGTTAAGCCAGATGGTAGATGGCATCATTCTGAGGCTGGACTTTTGATCGCACGCCAAAATGGTAAGTCCACATTTATGATGTTGCGTATCTTGACCGGCATGTATGTCTGGGGCGAAAACCTACAGCTATCTTCTGCTCACCGACTAACTACATCTTTAGAAACATTTAGACAAATGGTTTCCCTTATTGAGTCAAACGATAAATTGGCAAGTGAAGTAAAAAAGATTAGATGGCAACATGGCGCTGAGGAAATGGAATTAAAGGGTGGCCGTAGGTTTGTGGTAAAAGCAGCCAACAATGCTTCAAGAGGTATTTCAGCTCCATCAACTATTCATTTAGATGAATTAAGAGAATATAAGGATGAGGATGCTTGGTCATCAATGCGTTACACCATGATGAGTTCTAAAAATCCGCAAGTTTGGATTTACAGTAATGCTGGAGATCAGCATTCTGTAATTCTTAATAAACTAAGGGAGCGTGCATTAGCAGCCAGCACAAATCCTTTAGACACGATAGGTTGGTTTGAGTGGAGTGCTGAACCTGATTCGCCAATTACCCTTCCGTCGGGTGAAATCAATTGGCCAGCATTCGCTCAAGCCAATCCGTCGCTTGGAACTACAATTCATCCAGATAACTTAAAAGCAGTTATTAATGATCCACCTGATATTGTAAAAACTGAAGTATTGTGTTTATGGGTTGATACAATCAATTCAGCTATTGATGTTCAAAAGTGGAATTTATGTCAGACCGACCCAATACCATTAGATCCTGACAAAGAAACATGGTTTGGATTAGATTTAAGCCCAGATCGTAAATTTGGTGCATTAGTGGCTACTCAGAAATTACCAGGAGAAAAGTTTAACTTAGTTTTACTTCATACATGGTCAAACGATTATTCAATCAATGATTTAGCGGTTGCAAACGATATTGCACCTTATGTAAGAAAATATAATGTTCAGACTGTCGCTTATTCCAAAAGGACTGCACAAGCTGTCGCAAGTCGGCTAGTTCCTGCTGGAATTCCCATTACAGATATGGATGGGGCGATATATGCTGAAAGTTGTGATCGGTGGTTAGGCGCAATCAATTCCCATCGATTACAGCATGGGGGTCAAGACGAACTGACTCAACAAACACTTTCCGCTGCGAAGCTGCCCTATGGGGATGGGTCATGGATCATCGGAAGGCGTGCAAGTAGAGTCGCAGTTTGTGCAGCTGTGGCATCTGCTTTAGCAACCTATTTTGCAACACAGGCAGAAACGGAAGTTGATATACAAATAGCATAATATATTGACTTTATGGTATATTATATGCTAATGGGATTATTTGATAGATTTTTAACAAACACCGCAATCATACCGACAGTTGATGTCGCTGCCGCCAATACGCCTTACAATTTACAGTCAGCTGTTGGCGGATTGTTTTATGGAGCACAAACAGCAACTAGAGAACAAGCAATGTCTGTTCCATCTGTTGCAAGAGCAAGAAACATAATTTGTAGCACAATTGGTTCATTACCTTTAGAAACTTATAATCATTTTACAAAAGAACATATTGAGCCAAATAGAGTTATTATGCAACCAGATCCAAGAGTTGCAGGATCAGCAATTTATGCATGGATCGCTGAGGATTTATTATTTCATGGTGTTGCTTATGGTCAAGTTTTAGATTCTTATGCTGCATCTGATAACAGCCGAGTAAGAGCATGGACAAGAGTCGCGCCAGATAGGGTTACTTATAATCTAAATGCAAATCAAACTGAAATTACTTCATACATGGTTGATGGAATGCATGTTCCAGCATCAGGTATTGGATCTTTAGTTGTATTTAGCGGATTAGATGAAGGTGTATTAAATCGAGCAGGTCGCACTATTAGAGCTGCACAAGAATTAGAAAAGGCTGCGGAATTATACGCAAAAGAGCCAGTTCCTACAATGGTATTAAAATCAAATGGCACAAACCTTACTCCAGAGAGAATTACAAAACTCCTTGAGTCATGGAAAGTTGCAAGAAACACTAGAGCAACTGCATTTTTAAATGCTGATGTTGAATTAAATGCACTTGGCTTTGATCCACAAAAATTACAATTAAATGAAGCACGCCAATACCTTGCAACAGAAATTGCAAGAGCAGTTGGTATTCCTGCATCATTTTTATCTGCCGAAACTACTAGCATGACATACAGCACGACTGTTATGGAGCGCAAAGCCCTTATTGATTTTAGTTTGAGAAATATCATTACTCCAATAGAGCAAAGATTATCTGCTGCTGATTTTGTGCCAAATGGCGTTGAAGTTCGATTTGATATTGATGATTTCTTGCGTGGTTCAGCATTAGAGCGTGCGCAAGTTTATGAAATCCTAAACCGCATTGGCGCGATGAGCGTTGAGCAAATCCAAGAGGAGGAGGACTTAATCCGATGAAGATTAATTTCCCAATAACACTAACCGCAGCTGATAGCCGTAAGCGCACAATCTCAGGAACAATTGTAACTTGGGGCGAGCGCGGAAATACATCTGCTGGAGCAACAGTATTTGAAAAAGGATCAATTGATTTTTCAAAACCAGTCAAATTATTACTAGAGCATGACCGCACACGACCAATTGGTAAGTTAATGGATATTACAGCTGATGATGCTGGTATCGAAGCAACATTTAAGATTGCCGGAACAATTGCTGGCGATGATTCTTTATTAGAAGCAGCCGAAGGCTTACGCGATGGATTTAGCGTTGGAGTTATGGTTGATGACTGGAAAAACAAAGATGGCGTTATGTCAATAAGTGCAGCTAAGTTAATTGAGGTTAGTTTAGTAACCGATCCTGCAATTGATAGCGCAAGAGTTGCCGATGTCGCAGCAACAGAAACACCAACAGAGAATTCCGAAGCAACCGCTGAGGATACAACAACACAGGAGGACAAAGTGTCTGATATAACTTCAGATGCTCCTATCGCAACCGAAGCGGTAGAAGCTGCAAAGTCTGAGCCTGTGGCAGTAGTAGCAGCGCAGTCAGTTGCTTACACAAAGCCACGCTCACCAATTAATAACAAAGCAACATACCTAGAGCATTCAGTTCGTGCTGCACTAGGCAATGAGGACAGCCGTCAATATGTAATGGCAGCTGACACAACTTCAAATAACTCTGGATTAATTCCAACACCACAATCAACAGAAATTATCAATGGTGTTTCAAACGCTGATCGTGGCTTAATTGACGCACTATCACGCGGTACACTTCCAGCATCAGGAATGACTTTTGAAATTCCTAAAATTACAACTGCTCCAACAGTAACACTTGAGGCAGAGGCAGCAGCAATTGATACAACAGATCAAGCATCATCATTTGTTCAGGTTGATGTTAAGAAGTTCGCTGGCGGACAAACATTCTCAGTTGAATTACTAGATCGTTCATCACCAGCATTCTTTGATGAGTTAGTTCGTCAAATGGAATTTGCTTATGCAAAGACCACAGATGCTTATGTAGCAGGAGTTCTTGGATCATCTTGCGCATTAGCAACTGCAACTCAGGACAACACAGCAGCAGGATTGCTTGGTTATACATCAGCAGCAGCAGCTTCTGTTTATTCTGGCTCACTTGGATTTGCTCGTAACTTAATTGTTAATAGCACACAATGGGGCAACATCATGGGTTACAACGACAGCGGTCGCCCAATCTACAACGCATCACAACCACAAAACGCAGGCGGAGCAGTTTCTGCTCAATCGCTTCGTGGAAATGTTGCTGGCTTGGATCTTTATGTTTCTCGCTCACTTGATGCATACACAACTGGAGATCAATCAATGATCGTAGTAAATCCAGATGCATTCACTTGGTATGAGAGCCCACGCTTACAACTTCGCTCAGACATAACAGCAACTGGTCAAGTATCTGTTGCTTACTATGGCTATGGCGCACTTGCAGTTAAAATTGCTGGTGGCGCAGTTTGGTTTAACAAGAACTAATTAAGCCCTTAATGCCTACTGGTGCTCCCGCTGGTAGGCAGCTATAAATGGGAGATCAAAAGGAGATGACATGCCAACCATTATTACTGCTAGTCAGTTGAGAAGTGTGCTTGGCGTGTCATCTGCTTTATATGATGATACTTACTTAAACCAAATTATTGACACCGCAGAAACTGTTATTTTGCCGATGCTAGTTACATTCAAAAGCCCAATTCAAAAAGTGTCGCTGACTGATAATGTCGCCACTTTCACTACACTAGGAATTCATGAATTTACCGAAGGACAATCAGTTGTCATCACAGGATGCGGATCACCTTACAATGGAACAAGAACAATACTTGCAGACAATCTTGGCGAGTATACCTTCTCAACTGCAATCACAAATGCCGACATCAATGAAGCAAATGTTATTCCAAGTGGAGTTGCCACTTTATCTGGAGCATCAACTTATGTTGGAAACGCAGCTGTTCAGTCAGCCGTTTACACAGTTTCAGTAGAGGTTTTCCAAGCAAGACTTGCTGGTGGTGGACAAATTGAAGGCGTTGATTTTACAGCCACACCTTTCAGAATGGGTCGCTCATTATTCAATAAATGCGTTGGCTTATTAGGTTCATATATGGACACAGATAGCATGGCTCAATAGTGCCTAACCAAACAATTCTTGAGCAGGTTCGCACACCTTTAGCAACTGCCTTATCTAGCGTTGCAGGAAATGTATATTCATTCGTGCCTGAAACAGTTATTCCACCAGCAGTTGTAGTTGTGCCTGATTCACCATATTTAGAATTCGAAACAATAAGTAAGTCAAATATTCGCGCTAAGGTCAACATGACCATCACAGTTGCAGTTGCTTACAATAGCAATCCTGCATCACTCGATAACATCGAGCAGTTAGTAATAAGTGTTCTGGCAGTAATTCCAGCAGGATATATTGTCAGTTCGGTTGAAAGACCAACAGTCACACAAGTAGGAGCATCAACTTTGCTTATTGCAGATGTTAGAGTTAGCACCTATTACCAGAGAACAATCTAAGGAGAAAAATGCCAACGACAGTTATTACCGGTCGAGATATTACCTTCACTATTGGCGGTAATAATTTCGATGCACAAGCAACAACAGCAACACTTACTGGTGAGATGGATCGCCAGACATATCAGACACTAGACGGAAAAGTCTTTAAGGTAACTGATAACAATTTCACATTCGATGTTGAAATGCTAGCCGACTGGGGCGCAACTGGATCTCTATGCGAGATTCTATGGGGCGTTGCAGAGTCAGCACCAGACACAGCAATCAATACAGTTTTCACAGCTACATCAGGCGCAGTCTTTACTTTTCAGGTATTGCCAATGTGGCCTTCAGCTGGTGGAACTGCACCAGATGCACAGACTGTAACTTTATCATTCCAAGTTATTGGCGTGCCAACAGAAACCTTTTAATCAATAAACAAACGGGAGCAAACAAATGAAGTTACCAATTACAATTGAATATAACTCAGGTGAGCAAGCAACTTATATTGCCCAACCACCTGAGTGGGCTAAATGGGAAAAAACAACTGGCAACACCATAAGTCAAGCAAAAGAAAAACTTGGCATGTGGGATTTAATGTTTTTGGCTTATAATGCACATAAGCGAGAAGCAGCAGGAAAGCCAGTAAAAGGTTTTGATATTTGGATGGAAACTATCAGCGATGTAATAGTCGGTGATGCAAACCCAAAAGCCACCCAGCAGGAAGCCTAAGCAGATTATTGGTTGAGTTGGCAATTGCCACACAAATACCAATGAGCGAATGGGTTGATTCGGATGACATTCTAACAGCTATCGAAGTATTGGAGCAGAGGTATGGCAAGTGAAGCTATTGCATACGATAAAAAAGATCTGCGCGATATTTACAAGGCTTTCAAACTTATGGACGATCAGGCTACGGATGAGGCACGCCGCCAATCTGCTGCTTTGGCGTATTTTGCATCTCAAGAAATTAAACAAGCTGCTGGACAAAGAACAAAGAGTGGCAAGGTTGCGCAGAGAGTCGCGGATGGCGTTAGTATCTCTAAATCGAGCAAGATTGGTGAGTTCAGCTACGGCTTTGCAAGACAGAAGTTTTCAGGTGGTGCTACTACGCAAACCCTATGGGGTGGCGTTGAGTTTGGTTCAAATAAATTCAAACAGTTCCCTACATATTCTGGAAGGCAGGGTCGTGGATCTCGCGGATGGTTCATTTATCCAACCCTTCGCAGAATTCAGCCTGAATTGATTAATAAGTGGGAAGAAAGTTTTAATCGCATTATTAAGGAATGGATCTGATGGCTACTGGTAATCGCACGTTAAAATTATCCATACTTGCCGATGTTGATGACTTAAAAAAGAAGTTAGGCGAAGCTGATAAAGCCGTTGAAACTAACTCAAACAAAATTGCAGAGTTTGGAAAGAAAGCAGCTTTGGCTTTTGCTGCTGCTGGAGCTGCTGCTGGAGCATTCGCTATTTCAGCCGTTAAGGCTGCTGCTGAAGATGAAGTAGGTCGAAAAAAACTTGAACAAACTATTCGATCAAACACTCAAGCAACTGAGCAACAAATTGCAGCGATTGATGACTACATTACTAAACAATCAATTGCAACTGCAACAACCGATGATGTTTTAAGACCTGCATTAAGCCGATTAATTAGATCTACAAAAGATGTTACGCAAGCCCAAGATTTATTAAACCTTGCTCAAGAAATTAGCGTTGCCACAGGTAAGCCACTAGAAGCCGTTACAACGGCCTTAGGAAGGGCTTATGACGGCTCAAATACCGCTTTGGGTAGGTTGGGTATAGGAATTGATGCAGCTACGCTTAAAAGTCAAACTTTTGATGAAACTACTGAACAGTTAAAAAAGACCTATCAAGGTTTTATTGAAAACGAAGCAACAAATGCACAATTCAAATTTGAACAATTATCAATTGCTGTAAATGAAACTAAAGAATCAATAGGGGCTGCATTATTACCAATTGTAAAACAATTAGCAGACTTTTTATTAGTTTCAGTAGTTCCACAAATTGAGGCTTTTGCTGCTGGCTTAGTGGGCGAAAATTCAGTAACCGCAGGAGTTACGAAAGCAACTCAAGGCGCTTTCGAATTTGGTGAACAGTTAAAATCAACTATTCAATTTGTCATTAGCATTAAAGATGAACTTATATTATTGGGTCAAATAATTGCAGCCGTATTTGTTGCAAGTAAGATTGCTGCTTTTGTAACTGAAATTCAAATTTTAACAGGAGCGATGATAGGTTTGAAAGTTGCGGCCGAGTCTGCTGCTATCGCTACCGCAGCTGCAACTAAAATTAGTTTAGGTGTTATTGGCGCTGGCGCTGTTGCATTAGCAGCTATTGGAAATCAAGAATTTACACCAACTTTGCCGGGTGGGGCAGTATCTGGTAAAGGCGCTCCAGGTAAAAGTATTAGTAAATCATCATTACCATCAGTTCCTAAAATAAGTGGTAGTACATACACAACAGGGCAAGGTGTTACAAATATAACTGTTAATGCTATTGATGGCGAAGGTGCTGCGAGAGCTGTTGCTAAGGTTGTTAATGAAAGCGCAGCAAGATCTAATCCATACCTTTCACGAGCAGCCGTTAAACCATAACCATGAGTGCATGGACACCAGATTGGAAATTGACTGTCGGTGGGGTTGATTATACTGACATAGCAATAAGTGATATTCAGCATGAGGCTGGTCGAACTGACATTTATTTACAGCCTAACCCTTCCTATATTACAATAACTTTAGTTGCATTAAATAATCAAACCTTGCCTTTTGACATTAATGATAGTTTAGATTTACAGGTTAAAAATAGTTCAGCAACTTATGTAAATATATTTGGTGGCGACATTACGGATGTTGTTGTCGAGGTTGGTCAAACAGGTGCAATTACAACAGTTATTCAATACACACTTACTGCAATGGGTTCACTTGCCAAAATAGCCAAAGAAATCTACACAGGCACAATCTCACAGGATGAGGATGGCAACCAAATCTATGATGTTTTGTCTAGCGTATTACTTGGAACTTGGAATGATGTTCCAGCAGCTTCTCAATGGGCAACTTATAACGCAACAGAAACTTGGGCTAATGCAGTTAATCTAGGACTTGGCGAGATAGATCAACCCGGCCTTTATACTATGGAAAATCGTGGATCAGAACCAGACACCATTTACAACATTTTAAGTTTAATTGCTAACTCAGCCTTTGGATATTTATATGAGGATAATGCTGGAAACATAGGCTATGCCGATGCTGACCACAGGCAAAATTATCTATTGACCAATGGTTACGTTGATCTTGATGCTGGCCATGCTTTAGGTTCTGGCCTATCCACAGTAATGCGTTCTGGTGATGTTCGAAATGATGTTTTAATAAATTATGGCAATAACTTTAACTCACAGAAAACTGCTACCAGTGCCAGTTCGATTGCCCTATATGGCTACAAATCAGAAAGCATTAACTCAGTCTTACATTCAGCTGTAGATGCTCAGGCCGTAGCTGATAGATACATAGCCCAGAGAGCCTTCCCACAGCCACAATTCCAATCGATCACTTTCCCAATAACTAACCCTGAAATTGATAACTCAGATCGAGATGATTTGTTAGGCGTATTTATGGGAATGCCAGTCAATATCCAAAACTTACCCAACCAAATCTCACTAGGAGAATTTGAAGGTTATGTTGAAGGCTGGTCTTGGAGCACACGATTTAATGAGCTGTTCTTGACAATTAATGTTTCTCCAGTTGCATTTAGCCAAGTGGCGATGCGTTGGAATACAACTCCAGCCATAGAGGCATGGAACACTTTAAGCCCAACATTAACTTGGGAATACGCTACAATAGTCGCATGAGGATAGGATAAAATGGCAACCACTACCAATTACAGCTGGACAACTCCAGACGACACCGCGCTAGTCAAAGACGGCGCAGCAGCAATTCGCACACTTGGTTCATCTATTGATACCACAACCAAAAATTTGAATCCGTCAACAACTGCTGGAGATATTGAATATCGTTCATCAACTCCAAATGTAAATACTAGATTACCACTTGGAACTGCTGGTCAAGTATTAAAAGTTAATAGCGGAGCAACCGCACCTGAATGGTCAAGCGATAATGCCGGAATGACAAATCCAATGACCACAACAGGCGACACAATTTATTCATCAAGTGGTTCAACTCCTGCAAGATTAGGAATTGGTAGCACAGGACAAGTTTTAACTGTTTCAGGTGGCGTTCCGTCTTGGACTACTATTTCAAGTGGTGGAATGACTTTATTATCTACAACTTCTTTATCAGGTGCAACCACAACCATATCATCAATTAGTCAAGATTATATCAATTTATTTGCAATAATTACTGGCGTAACTAATGCAACTGCTAGCGGACAATTTTATTTAGAACCAAATGATGATGATAATTTTCAAAACTCAATAATAAACGCAGGAACAACAATGACTTTAGTTTCTGGTAATTTAGCAATTGTTTTAAGTGATACTGTAAATGCAATGAAACTTGATCTCAACAATAATGTTTTTACAGTTATGATCAATAATTACGCATCATCAACTACTTTCAAAACTTTTTCAACCGAATTTGGTTATGTGGATAGTGGTGACAATAGAAGATATGGTGGAGCAAAGGGTTACGCTAGGCAAACTGATGCAATTACTTCATTAGTTTTTAAAAATAGCGGTGGGAATCTTTCAACAGGTACAGTTCGACTTTACGGAGTAAAATAATGAGCAGACCAACAATAAGAATACATAATATACAAACAGATGAAGTTATAGATCGCGAAATGACTGTAAGCGAATATAAAATTCATCAAGAAAAACTTGCTAAATATCAAGCAGAAAAAGCCAAAACCGAAGCAACCGCAACTGCTAAGGCAGCAATTGCAGATCGTCTTGGCTTAACTGCTGATGAGCTTAAATTGTTACTTGGCTAATGAAGCCTTACCTATCTAAAGCTGCTAAAACGCTACGCGACCAAATAAATGAAACATGGTTGGATCGCGATAAGCGCAGCGATGGGTGGATTTCTGATAGTAAACATGCACTTCGAAAATCGGATCATAACCCACGACCAGACACAGCCGAAGTTTGCGCGCTCGATATTGACGCTGGCCTTTCTAACGAGCAAGGGATTAGTCATGCTCTGGCAGATCAGCTTCGACTCACAGCAAAAAAAGATAAGCGTATATCTTACATAATCCACGCTGGTAAAATATGTTCAGCAAAGTCGCTTTGGCGTTGGGTTAAATATCGGGGCATTAACCCACACCATAAGCACATCCATGTAAGTTTTAAGCCAGATCAAAATGGCGACAAGTTCGACATCCCACTACTGAAAGGCAACTAATGAAAATCACTAATAAGCAAAAGGCAGTTCTAAAGTCTTACTTTCGTGGAGTGTTAGTTTCATTTTTAACATTCTTAGCAAGTAATGAACTTGGATTAGATCCAGTTGTATCAGTAGTTATTGCAGCACTTGCCGGACCAGCAGCTAGGGCTTTGGATAAGACTGAGGGTGAGTTTGGTGTTGGTTCAGAAAAATGAGTCCGAACGAATTAGTCGCATTTGGCGTTGGCGTTTGCAGTATCGCAACCGCTTTATTGCTGGCTCTACGATGGGTTATTAAAAGTTTCCTAAGTGAACTCAAGCCTAATGGTGGCAGTTCTATGAAGGATCAATTAAATCGACTTGAAAAGCGTGTCGATGATCTATTTACAATAATTAGCAAGTCATAATTTAATCATGGCGAACACACGGAAACACACTAAACGAAAAAAAGTCAACCGGAGAGTAGTTCGCCACACTCCTGAGCCTTTAAATAAATTAGAAGTTTTCTATATTGCCAAACATGAAATGTTTAGAGCTGCACGCAAGGCTGGATTTAGTGAGTCATGTGCGCTTTATTTAATGGATAATCCTGAGTCAATGCCTGACTGGATCGTAGGCGATAAAGGGATCATCCCAACTATTCCTACTCCAGATGAGGATGACGATTAAGCGATACTTGGTTATTTCGGATTTACAAATCCCATACCACCATGAAGTAGCTGTAAAGAATGTTATAAAGTTAGCACGCAAAGAAAAATTTGATAGTGTATTGGTGGTCGGAGATGAAATTGATTTCCAGACCATAAGCCGTTGGGCGGAAAAAACCCCTCTTGCTTACCAACAAACCTTAGATGATGATCGCAAAGCAACCCAAGATATTCTTTGGTCTTTGACTGAAAATGCAAAAGAAGCTCATATTGTTAGATCAAACCATACAGATAGACTTTACAATACTTTATTAAAAGTGCCGGGCTTGATTAGTTTGCCTGAGCTGCAATACTCCAAGTTCATGGACTTTGATTCTTTAGGCATAACTTTCCACAAATCATTTTATGAGTTTGAAAAAAATTGGATATTAGCGCACGGGGATGAAAGTAATGCCAATCCTAACGCTGGCCTGACTGCCCTAAATCTTGCCAAAAAGGTCGGTAAGAGCGTAGTTTGTGGGCATACCCATAAATTGGGTCTATCATCGTTTTCTGAGGGCTTAGGAGGCCAATACAGGACGATTTACGGCATAGAAACCGGAAACTTAATGAATAAGGCTAAGGCGAGTTACACAAAAGGGATCGCCAACTGGCAAATGGGTATTGTAATTCTTGATTGGAATGGCAAAAACATGACTCCAACCCTTATTCCGATTAATAAAGATGGCTCATTTACAGCTCTAGGAAAGAGTTATGGGGCTTGAAACAGACTATAAAGTTCGCACGATTGATGACCATATCGATGACTTTGAGGATATTGGCGTTATCTAATCGTTATAAAACACGCGCCAAGAAGTTATTGCGCTGTCGGTAAATCCAGTCATACTAATCCCAACGCAAACAAATGTTTTGCGGAACGGGAGCAATAATGGAAATCGTTGGAATGTGGTTATTAATTGCAGGAAGCATGGCAGTTGCATGGTGGCTGATAAAGCACACAAACAATGAACACTACGAAAACGGGTATTGGTCTGGCCGTCAGGATGGGTGGCGTGCTAGTTTGGAACACCAAGAGCGTGTAAGAAAAATGAAGTTAGATCAGGTTTTTGATTATGACAAAAACTGAAAAACTGCTACAAGATGCGCTCGCACTTATCCACGAACGAGGAATGCAGTATGGTCATCCAGCAATCCAAATGGATCGAATTGCCAAATTATGGTCTGCGTATCTTGGTTATCCAATCACATCAAATCAAGTTGCAGGCTGTATGGTCATGCTCAAACTCAGTCGCAGCGTTGAAAGTCCAGAAGTTATGGATCACTACCAAGACGCAATTGCGTATATTGCGATCTCAAAAACCTGCCATGAATACATGCAGGACAAAGACTTTGAATGGGAGCACTAAAAATGGGTTTTAACTTAGATGATTATGAGGATGTTGCAACACTGAATAAATGGTTTATCGAAAACTACCCAATGGGCAGATCAGATATTTCAGTTATCAGCCATGATCCTAAAGAGGGTTACATTTTGGTTCAAGCTACTTTATGGCGTGATTCGAAAGATGATAAGCCAGCAGTTTCCAACATAGCATTTGGATCTAGGGAAACTTACATGCCCAACATGAAAAAATGGTATTGCGAAGATACTGCCAGCAGTAGTTTGGGTAGGGCAATCATAATTTTAAAAGGTAGCAATAAGACAGCTACAAAAGATTCAATGAAAGTAGTTCAAGCAGATCAGAAACAAAATGAGTATGAAAAGAAGCTTGAACAAAGGCGTTATGGTGCGCCCGGCACTAAATCCGCAGCTGTTGAGGATGCTTTAAGAGCTTCATTCGCAGTTGATAATAAACAAGATGATCCACGGGCTTGG